ATGGAAATAACCGAGTCCTCAGTCAAAGAATACTGGCGCAGGACGTTAATTAAAATAAAAGCTGTCATCGAAAGCTCTAATAAGGAAGATGGATAAGAAAACAAAGAAAATAGATCCTGAAAAGGTAAAAATGCTTGCTAGTTTTGGCTGCAACTATATCGAAATCGGCAAATACTTTGAAGTGTCCGAAGGTACAATACGCAAACACTTCAAAGCAAAGGTAGAAGCTGGTAAAGAAGAACTTAAGTGGAAATTAAGACGCCAAATGCTTGTCTCCGCACTTGAAAATAATTCAATTGCTATGCAGATCTTCATGGCCAAGAATTATCTTGGCATGACAGATAAGACCGCTGTAGACATGACAGGTAATTTAGAAACAGTGCTAAAAGAGTGCGGTTTCGAGGATAATCCGATTGATAAAGTCAATACTGAACAAGCAAAAGCTATGGAGGATTTTGGGATACCAACCGACTCCACAGCAGTTGGCCGTTCATAACTCTAAAGCTAGGTATCGCGTCTGTTTAATGGGCAGACGTAGTGGGAAATCCTACATGGCAGCGCATGAGATCATGCCTTGGCTGCTCACACCCAACACACGTGGTTGGATTGTAGGACCAAACTACTCACTGGCAAATAAGATTGCTCGTGAGGTAAAGCGTATTGTAATGACAGAACTAAGACTGCCATTAGAAAGCAAGAAAGAGATTTCTGGCGATTTATACTATATGAAGCTTGCAGGCTTAAATAGTGAAATAGTTGTAAAATCGGCTGACGCAGTCGACAGTTTGATAGGAGATGGTTGACCGAAAGGTCAATCAGAATATAACAAGCATTGATTACTTAATAATAGATGAAGCAGCACTTATCCCACGTAATACATACGAAATGTATTTAAGACCTACATTAGCAGATCGCCAAGGTTGGTGTTTATTTATTAGCACACCGCGTGGATTCAACTACCTGCACAAGCTCTACAAAGATTTTGGCAAGAATCCTGAGTTTCCTGACTGGGAGTCATGGCGATTTCCATCTACAACATCGCCATATTTTAAAGATGATGTTGAAGAACTCAAACGCACACTAACCAAAGAAACCTACAGGCAAGAATTTCTTTGCGAGTTTCAGTCTTACCAGGGTAAGGTATATCCACTAGACAGAGAAAAGCAGATACGCGAGGATGTAACCTACGATCCATCCAAGCCTGTATATATGGGTTTGGATTTTGGCTATCGCCACAGCGCAGCGATTATCGTGCAGTTGCATAAGCGCGAAAAAAACTTTGCTGAAATACATCAAATTGACGAAGTCAACCTGCAAAACACGCGTACAGAGGAGTTTGCACGTAAAATTAACTCACTTGGCTACGAATTTACTGGTATATGGGGCGATCCAGCAGGATCTGGCACAAATTTGCAGTCAGGAATCAGCGATATAGCCGTTTTTAAGCAACATGGCCTCAACGTAAAGATCAAACGCGATGCAGTGACCAGAAATGTAGTATCTGGAGTATCGCATGTACGCAGATGGTTTGAGGATGCAAATGGCGATCCTCACTTCTTTATCCATCCTAAATGTAAGGCAAGTATCGAAGCCTACGAAAATTATCATTATCCAGAGCATCGTGAGGATCAAACACTGCGCCACGAACCTAAAAAGGATGGTAAGTTTGACCATCACTGCGATGCGCTTAGATTTTTACTTACTAATTTGTTTCCAATGAAAAACCGACACGCTGGTGTCATCGATTTCTTTTAAAGGTAGAATATGCTAATAATCCAAGATCAATCAGAAGGCGCACTATTAGGCGCATTGCAAGAGCAGTTAAAATACATCGAGGATGAGCGCACTCGCGAACGTGACTATTTGATGGACTTCTACGAAGGCATCAACCTAGAACACTACGTGAGTGACTATTTTGGCCCAGAAACCCTGCGCCAGACAGTCATTCCAGAGAATAATTTAACACGCCGAGTTTGCAGCTTGCGAAGTATGACTTATAAACGTCCACCGCGCATGAGAGCGAGTGAATTGTATATGAATGCAATTGACAAGCATGGCCTCAACGCGCAGCGCAGGATTTTGGAGCGTTTAACATTTCTTTTGGGTAATATGGCATTTAGGAGTAAGTGGAACGAAGTAGATCAAAAGATAGAATATGAGATATTATCGCATTTTACACCACTTTTCTTAGCTGGAGATAGCAGAGAGAAGCCTATTGGCGTTATGTACCCAATCGAAAACCAAGGCAACGCCAGATCTTCGGATGTGGTCAACGCAGTATGGACCGAAGAAAGATATGGTGTACCAGGAAGGCATTTCTTAGTCGATGAAGAAGGCAAAGTAATGAGTGTCAACGAAAACGATATAAATCCATATGGAGTCCTCCCAGTAACGTTTTGCCATCGCTATCCACCAATTAGAGATTATCACGTAGGTAACGCAATGGATGTTGCGAAAACAGATTTAGCAGTGAATGTGGCACTTTTAGAATTAAACTTAGCTATTCGCTATGGATGTTTAGGCATCAAATTCATCACTGGTGTAGATGATCCAAGTCGTATTACGATTGGCACTGATAAAATTTTGTATTTACCAGAGCAAGCAAACTTTGGTGTTACATCTAGTGGTGGCAACCTAAATCAGATTATAGATTCCACAAGATTTCTAGTAGAAACCACATTAAATAACAATCATATTCGTGCAAAATACGCCAGAGATGACTCAGGCAACGCACCATCGGCAGCCAGTTTATCTATTATTGAAATGGAAAACATGGACGAGCGCAGCGCAATGACTGAGGACACATGGAGACCTTGGGAGCAGCGCAGATATAAGGTAGACAAAAAGATTTTAGAAGTAGAAGCAAATATCAACGTAGGTGACGAATATAGTGTTGACTTCTTAGAACCAAACTACGCATTAACACCAGAAGCAGAGATTATGCTATGGAGTTGGCGTTTTGATCGTAATTTATCTACACCAATGGATTGGTTTGATTATCATAACCCAGATGCCAGCGATGAAGATAAAATGAGGTTTGTAGAGCAACAAGCACAAGTACAAGAACCTGCACCACAAAACAGACTACTGAATATCTTAAATGCCAACAATAGACCAAACAGTTAACTCGTATGAAAGCAGTATCGATGATAGCATCACTGGATTTACAGAAGATGTGGAAAGCCTTGAAGAAGAAGGTGTCTCTACAGCGGAAATATTGGGTATTGTCGCTGCAATTGATTTTTCGTCCTATTTTATTGAAGAGCTACGCTTTTCTACCGCCATCAACTCCTTTATGGCTACAACAGAAGATATTCTTACTGATTTGCCGTTTTTTGGGAATCCAAGCGAAACACAACTCTTGGCTATCCAAAATTTATCAAGGCAGGGCATAGAAGGAGTAAGTAGGCAAGTGTTTAACTCAATGCAGAGCGCAATGGTTTCAGGTCTTTCTAGCGGCCTACGCGGTGAACAATTAAAGGATTTAATGCGTAATTCAGTTAAGGCGAATGTACCTCGGTCTGAAAACATAATCGTAACGTTACTAGGCGATTACAGGCGTTCTGTGATAGGTGCAATGGCATTAGGTTTACCAAAAGATACTGAATATGAGTATATTGGACCAGATGATGAGAAAACTAGACCAATATGCAGAACATTTTTAGCTAGTGGACCATTAACTAAATCTAAAATACGACAAGTCAAGCCAGATGCATATGAGCATGGTGGTGGAGTTCGTTGCAGACATTACTGGAGTCCTGTAGATGTTTAAACTGCAAGACATACTAAAGTTTAGTGAATCTGATGTGAAAAGAATGGCGCAAAATACTGTTAGAAGGCATAAGAAACAGATTCAAGAAGGAAAAGATTTTAAAGGCACAAAATTTATTGGTTATTCAGAAAGCTATAAAGCAAGGAAAAGAAAAAATCAATTTAAAGGTCAAAAAAGTAATCAAATAAATCCACCTAATTTAACTTTAACTGGTAAAATGCTAAATGCATTTAATGTCCAGCGCACTAAAGTTAAAAAGAATCAAGAAATACAATATTTATACGGCATCAAGAAAAACAAGCAAGGAACAAAGTTATTTAATCATAATGAAGGTAAAGAAAAAATGCCTAAACGTTCTATAGCTGAAGATCAACAATTGGGTAATGATGTTGAAGAAGGTGTCGTAAAAGACTTCGCCAATACAATTGGCAAGAACCTATCACGTATGAGCAAGACACACGTAAAGTTAAACATATAGGAGGGCAGTATGTCCGAAGAACAAGTAGCACAGTCAGTGCCTGAACCAACAGTTGATCCTGTAGGTCCAGAACAAAAAGCAGAGCAGAACCAACAGCAACTCGAAGTTGGTAATCTGATCGCGGAGAGCAAGAAATATCGAGGTCGCGCACAAGCAGCCGAGACCGAACTTGCAACTCTTCGCAAAGAAATCGAGGATACTCGGATTTCACAACTAGAAGAGCAGGAACAATGGAAGTCTCTTGCCGAGGAGCGCGCTACCAAGCTCGCAGAACTCGAACCCATTGTGGAGATGGCGCAACAGCAAGAAGCGTCATTACGTACAGAACTTCTAGGTGAACTTCCAGAGGACGAGCATGAAACATTTGGGAAGCTACCCATAGAAGCACTTCGTGCCGTAGTTAAGAAATTCAGAACACAGCGCGTAGCAGTTTCCAATTCTCCATCTGCGCCAGTAAATAACGATAAGATTGATCTAAAAAAGATCAAAGACTCTGATCGCAGAATGAACTGGAGTAACATATTGGAAAGCTATAAGCGCAAAAGCCAGTAATTTGGCTTATAACAGTATAAAGGAAAGAAACAATGGCTGATGGTAACGTAACAACAACCACAGCGGCTAAGTTCATCCCTGAATTATGGCGAGACGCAATACTAGACTACGCAGAGCGTAAGTTCGAGTTGCGTAATCAGGTGATGGACTTTTCATCCGAATTACCTTCTGGAGATGTACTCCATATACCAAAGGTAACAGAGGAGACTGCCGCTTCAAAAGACGCAGGAACTGCGGTAACTTACACAAACAACACTGATAGTGAAGTCACTATTACTGTTGATCAACATCATTATGAAGCGAAGAGAATAGAAGATATTGTTCGCGTCCAGGAAAGTGCAAACCTTTTTGGTGCATATGCTCAGTCTATGGGTTATGCGCTTGCTAAGAAGGTTGAGCAATACCTAGCGGTTACAATCATTCAAAGCGCAACTGGTAATGATGTATCTTTGTCAAATGATAATACCATGACCTCTGCGTTATTACGTAGTGGTTTACAAAAACTGCTTGACGCAGGTCACGATTATGCAGATGGTGAAACATATTTATATGCTTCTCCTGCTACATACATGGGATTACTTGGTTTACAGGATTTCTTTGATTCATCTCAAAGAGGTGATGAGCAGAATCCTAATGTGTCTGGTAGTGTAGGCATGATTTATGGAATGCCAACATTCATTAGCACAGATTGGGATGATGATGGTGGAAGTGGTGATGAAACTGCTTCTATCTTTAAGAAGGAATCAGTGTACATGGCAATGCAGATCGCACCCAGGGTGCAATCAGCATATGACATAGATCACTTAGCGACAAGCGTGGTTGCCGACATTTTGTTTGGCGCATCTTTGTCACATGGTGCTTCTAGTACATCACTTGGAGTTGTTAACTTTAACAATCCATAATCGATGAAATATGGGTGGATCGTTTGGTCCACCCATTTTTTAAGGAGATAAAATGAAATATTTTAAAAGAAAAGATGGCTCAGTTTTTGGTAAGCTAGATAGTATTAGTAAAGAACAAATTGATGCCTACATGAAAGATGGCTGCGTGCCGTGTAACGAAAATGGCGAAGTAAAAAAGCCTAAAAGAAAACTTTCATTAAAGAAAAAGAAATGAGGACCAACGATTTTTTATGTAATCCTTGTAAGTATATATGGGAGATGGTATGGTCAAAAGATGATCAAATCCATTGTCCAAAATGTAAATCAAAAAAGGTGCGTAAGTTAATTGCAAGTCCAATGATTCACAGTAATAAAATTTCAGATGCCAGTTTAAGAAGTCAAGGTATCATAGATTAAACCAAAATGCCCATGAGAGCAGCCAAGCTCGGTAAGGCATTAGCAAAGGAGAAACAAGATGGCTGATCTATCCAAACATTCAGTGGTTGAATCGCTGAATATCAGTAGTTCTGCAAATCATTTAGTTCAAAGCGCACAAAGCGTTACCACAGGAACAGAATATAATCTAAACGTATCATCAATACACAGCGTCATATTGCAGCCTAGTAGCGATATTTATTATGGGTTTAGTGGAAGTGCCAGTGATATGATAAGTGCTGCAAACAGCCTGTATTTAGCAGGTGGAGACACTATCTACGAACTCAATGTACCTCATGGTATTGGATCAGCGGTGTACCTGCACTTACTTGGCAAAGGTGCAACCTCTACAGTACGAATTGTCTTGGCATAGGAGCATAGCATGGCATCATTTAAAAATTTAATTAGCAACACATCCGCACAAATATCCTCTGGTGGTACAATTACAGGAGATTTAGTTATCAATGGAGATCTCCAGGTTGATGGTGGTGGATCACTCAGTTTCGATGAGATAGTACAAGGTACGCAAGTAATAGATGTAGACAATACAGAAGCACTATTAGTTAGAAAAGATGGAGATGGTGGCGATGTATTTATAGTAGATACAACTAATTCTAGGGTGGGTGTGGGTATAGCACCTTCACATGAACTTACTGTAAATAATCAAATAGGTATAAAGAGAGATGGTACTGATGCTTTTGGTACATTAACATTTGATAGCTCAGGTTTAGTATTAGATCAAAGTGCTTCTGGGTATTCTCCTTTAAAAATAAAATCAAATGGTTCTGAAATAGCAAGATTTACTTCTACAGG